AGCTAGATGATTTTATTCATAAGGCTTACGTAAATGTGGCAAGAAAGATTTACAAAAATGTTTACCTATTTGAATTAAATGCACCACCATTACAAGTTCAAAAGCACAACAGAGAACTAGAAATAATTGTTCAAGAATGTGTTTTGAACGCAGTAAGAGAAAGCATCCCAGTTGAAAGCATCTTAAGAGCTTATATGGACGAAACAGTAGAAGAAGATGTTGTGGAAGAAATTAAGGAACAAATTATTGAAAAACCCGACGTAAAAACCGAAAGCCAATCTATTTTTGAAGGAAAAGAAGGGGGAAATGTAGGTTTAAAATTTAATGACGTTGATTCAGTTATGGGTAAAAATGGAACAGAAGAACTAATTAATGCACCAAAAACGATTGAAAGATTAGAGGAAATTAGCGCATTAAGAAATATACAAAGGAAGATGGAAGAGGAAGACGATGATGACAAATTAAATATATCAAATGAAGATGTATCGTTAAATGCATTAGATGTTCATATAATTAATCCTCCTGATGTTAAATTAGAACCAGATTTGTTGTTAGATGATATTGAAATTTTAGCATAAATTATCCAGTTTTAGAAAAAGTTGTAACGAAGTAAGAGAAAAACATAGTTTATATCAAGAAAATTGGAAATAAAAATTAAGGAAAACGTAGTTTTCTGATATGCGTTATTAATCATTTAGAAAACTAAAAATATATTGTAAAATGGATAATATATTTTTAGTAGCCGGAATTATATCTGTTATATTTTTTATAGCAAAATTCTTAGAAATGAGATATATTGACAAGGAACCAAAACCATTAAAGATATTAATTAGAGATGCCTTGTTAGTTTATGTAAGTGTAATTGCCGGTGATTTTATTTCAAATCAATTAAATCCGGTAATTAATGAAACAGTTGCACCTATTTCTCCATTAGCATTTACAGATAATCCGCCATTTTAACGACCAGTCCACACTTTTACAAAAGGATAGCGCACTATACCGCTTTTAACATCCCTTGTATAATCGTTGTATGTATAATTATATGCTGATTTTTTGGTTAATATATCTCCAAATAAAGATTTAAAATTTTTTAGTTTATAAAATTCTTCACAAAATAATACACCTAGAATTCGTTCTAATCCGCAACGGTCAGTTCGTGTTGTAACAACATTTACTAATTTTGTTATATTATATTTATTTTCTAATGATTCCAAGAAGTTAAGATTTATGTAACATTGTCCACCAAAGCATAAATAATGTTTATCTTTTTGCATTCCAAGAACATTTAGCTCAGAACCCATTATTGTTTTAATAATTTTTGATTTATTACTTAACACTGAGCATATTCTTAATAAATTATTTAAATGATCTTTATCATATTCGTGATGCCATAACGGTAAAACTGGTATATTTAAATGTTCAAAAGGAATTCTTTTATGAATAAATAAACTATCGTGTATAATTACAGCATTAGAAAACCATTTATATTTTAAGTAATAAATGTATGGTAAAAGCTCGCCTCGTCCAGGATATTCGGATTGTATTACAGTTAAGTTTTTGTATTGATGGTCTGCTTTAACAAATTCTGGTTTACTGTTGTCATCAATAATTATTATTTGTCTCAATGGATAAAACGTTCTTATAAGTTTAACGTTTTGGTTCCAATATCTGTTTGTAATTTCTGAGTTAACGTGTCTTGTAATGATAAAACCATATTTGTCCATATTATTATATTATTATATAATAATATTTTTTATTAATTTTTATAATAATCATCTAAATTAAAATTTTAGAAATAACACGGTAATTCATCAATATTAATTATTGGTTCCGCTTTTGGAATATTTTTATTAGGTATAATAAATTTGCAAAACTCTTTGCGTTCTAGTTGAGCTACAGGTGTATGTTTATGCACATAACGCGCTATCATTTTATATAACTTGAAATCAGGATATCTCTCAACGCCGTTATTTTTGTATAAAACATTTACACCATTATCATCAATGCACCATTCAACAATAAGTTGAACTAATGGAGAACAGTCATTAATATTCTTAATCATATCAAAATCATCAACAAGATAATCAAAAATAGAACATGCAAGCCGACACAAATCAAAGCTAAAGTTAGGGTCTAAGCGGGGCTTCTTTTCATTAAAATAAGGTTCGGTATTATATTGTGTAGCGGCATCTCCACCAGTTTGAAAACTATCACTGCAAAAAACCTTACCATTTAATTTGTATATAGCACGACCAAAATCAATGATTTTATAAATTTTACCAAAAGTAGGAACTTTGTATGTCTTTTTTTTATAAGTATAGTAGAGGAATTTTCTGTTAGTAGGAATATACATAATATTGTTAGTATGGAGGTCATTATGTGTAAAGGAAAACATTTTTTGATAAGTGATAAGAATCATAATGATTTGCATTAATGCTGAAAACCATTCATCGTCAGATAATTCATTATTCATAATCAAGTCATCTAATGTATTTTCACATTTTTCCATACATATAACTTGAACTGGAAATTTTGGAAAAGTAAGAATTAAAGTTTCTTCTTCAATATTAGTTTCACTTGATTCATCTTCCCATTTCTCATTATCATCTGCATTATCATCTGCGTTATTAAATTCAGAATTAGAACTTTTGCTAACAATACTCTCACAATGTTCATTATCTTTAGTTTCATCATCTTTAGTTTCATCGTCTTCACTTAAATCATTATCGTTTGTATGGGATGTTCTAGATGAACAAGTTGAACCGGATTTAAGAGTTTCTGATTTTTTTTGATTAGTTACATCAAAATCATTTGAATTAGTGATATCCACCAAGTCGACGCCCATTGTTTTAACATCATCAAGCGAGAGATGTTCAGAAGGAGAAATAAATGATTTATCGAAAATATTCTCAAACATAGTATCATCAATAGAATTAACAGACATAATAGACTTTAAACTGGATGAAATTTTCAAGGGTTGTAATGGTTTTTTCTCATCAGGTGTAATTAAATGCGAATAATCTTCAACTTTGAATAAAATATTTTTTTGTTTTATAAAAAATTCAGATTGGATTAGATAATCGATATCATCTATAATGTTAAGTTTATAATCATTTTTAACAGCCAAAAAAGAGCCATAATAATCGAGACCGTGAATAAATTGATGTTCGTGTAAAATTTTACTAGTTAAGAATGAGAAAAACCCATCAATAAAAGAAGAATTGTTAGGGTCGCTAATTTTTGGATGAACTTTAACAGTTTTATCAAATGATGGCATATTAAATAGTTCAGGGTCATTATGATTATATTTACCTACAACATATTTGAATGGGTCCAATAGAGGAGCCATTTTAATGAAAACTTTTTGATTAGTGGATAGGTCATCATCGTCTGAAATATTTTTAAGTTTACATGTAAAAATATGTTCTTCATCATCCTTAATCTTATTATCCTTAATATCTGCAATGGCCCAATAGTGATTTAGATTAATAGAATTCCAATTGGTATTGTTCAATGAAAAAAATCTATCGTAAATAGGAATATAATTTTGAACATTCATTAGATTAATATTTTTGTTAGTTTGGAACTTAGTGAACAGATTGTTGTTCTTTCTTTTCTGGTAGTTTACAGAAATTGTCATTAGCTAATTAAAATATAAATTATAATTATATTTAACTTATTATTTTTACAAAGCTATAAATAATCCTTAATATTTTAGGAAAGGGCAATATTTACGTTTAAACTAATTATAATATTTTTATATGTAGTATAATAAAATGAATCTAGAATTAAAAAGATTTGATATGAAAAACATTAGTTTTAAACCAAATGAGTCTAAAGGTCCAGTAATTGTATTAATTGGTCGTCGTGACACAGGTAAATCGTATTTAGTAAGAGATTTACTTTATTATCATCAGGACATTCCTATCGGAACCGTTATTTCCGGAACAGAAGAAGGTAACGGTTTTTATGGCAAGTTGGTGCCAAAATTGTTTATACATAATGAATATAATACTGCAATTATTGAAAACATCTTAAAGCGACAACGTGGTGTATTAAAGCAAATAAAAAAAGAAATGGAACAATTTAAACGTAGCACTATTGACCCTAGAACATTCGTAATTTTAGATGATTGTTTATACGACAATACGTGGGCGCGTGATAAGATGATGCGACTTCTATTTATGAATGGACGTCATTGGAAGGTCATGTTAGTCATCACAATGCAATATCCTTTAGGTGTCCCTCCAACGCTTAGAACTAACATTGATTACGTCTTCATTTTGAGAGAACCTTATATCGCAAATAGAAAGCGTATTTATGAAAATTATGCGGGTATGTTTCCGACATTTGAATCATTTTGTCAGGTGATGGACCAATGCACTGAAAATTATGAGTGTCTAGTGATAAATAACAACTCAAAGTCAAACAAATTACAGGACCAGGTATTTTGGTATAAAGCGGATTCACATAATGATTTCAGATTAGGTTCAAAAGAGTTCTGGGAATTATCAAAACAAATAAATGATGACGACGATGAGGAGCAATACGACCCTAATAACGTGAAGAAACGTGGTCAGGGGCCAAAAATAGCGGTAAAAAAGAGTAAATGGTAGAACCGCTTTTAAATTTAATAAGCGCTTTTACTTATTCCGCTAAATAATATAGCATTGATTTCTCTTAATATATTTGATAAATCAAAATCTTTTTCATTAGGATTAAATCGTATTATTTTATTTCCCAATGATGTTATATATAATTCTCTTATTTTTTCATTTTCAGGGTCTCTATCATTGTGGTTGTTTTCATCACATTCAATAACTAATTTATAGTCTACAAAATATAAATCTACTCTATATTTACCTATAGTAAATTGACGTTTAACATTTAACATATTACTATATGAGTTTGAAATAAAACCAATTGTTTGATTTTCAATACACATACCGATATTTATTTGTTTTATATTTTCATTTAGTTCTACAATATATCTATTCCTTAAATTAAAGGAATTTTTCAACAATTCAAATGTTTCTTCTGTAAGAAGAAATGTTATTTTATTTTGCCCTCCATATTGTTTTATTGTTTTAATTTTATTTCGTTCAATAATATAATGAATATTTTCTTTATAATTTTTAGCTAAATGTCTAACTAAAGTAACTTTTTGACTTGTTAAGTATGATAATTCTTCTAAATTTCTTACAAATTCACACATTGTCTATAATACATTAACTATAATACTAGGATTAACAATAGTATTATAATTAAATTCAATTTTAAATATCATAAATTAAAAACAATTATATTAAAAATAGTGGAATTATAATTATAGTTTATTTTATATAATTATATTATGAGAACAAAACACATAAAAAAATATGGAGACAAGAATCAAACTAGAAAAAAATATAAACGACAATCTAAAAAATATTATAAAAAATATTATAAAAATAAAACAAAAAGAAATCAGTCAGGAGGTGACAAAGATCTAGGACT